GCGATTCCCTGATTAAGGTCCCGTTCCACGGTGACACCATCGAAGCCGTGGCCAAGGATGGCTCATGGATGGCATCGCTGAGGCGCATGTGCGAAAACCTCGATGTGGACTACTGGACGCAACTTCGCAAGCTGAAAGAGAAGCCGTGGGCAACCGTAGTCATTATGCCTATGGTTGGTGCGGACGGCAAGAACCGTGAGATGGCGATGATTGACCGTCGCACGATGACCATGTGGCTCGCCAACATCAACCCCGGCAAAGTCAAGCCCGAACTACGTTCGAAGATCGAAGCCTACCAGTGCGAAGCCGCCGACGCATTGGACAAGTACTTCAACGAGGGTGCCGCCATCCGATTCAAAACCAACAGCATGGATGAGGAGTCGTTGATTCTGGCGAAGGCGAACCAGATCCAATCCCGCCTGCTCGGCGAAGCCCGCCGGGAGAATCTCGAACTCCGTGCCAGCAACGAGAAAATGAGGCCTCTCGCCCTGTTGGGTGAGGCGTTCGTCTCGGCGGACGGGACGATGAGCGTAAGACAGGCCGCACGTCATTTCCAAGCCATCGACAAGCGGATGAACTGCGACACCGTGTACGAGATACTGCGCGGTGCCGGCTATATCGAGCTGCGTTCGAAAGCGCCGACCGTCAAGGCCGTCAAGCCCGGCTATCTGAAACCCGTCATGTCTCGCAAGGCGAACGGGAAGCTTGACCGCCAGTACGCGCGGTTCACCGCCAAGGGTGTGAACTGGTTCATCGACCGGTTCATCTACGGGCGCAGCCAGGGTCGACTCCCGTGGGTGGCGTGATGAGCGTCGCAACAAAACCGAAGACGCAGCGCCGGACGATGCCGGATGCCATGGAAGTCGAACTGTTCAAGGATCTGAGGCGCGCGCTTCCCAAGGCACGCCAGTTACGACGGACGGATCTGCTGTGGCATTACGTCAGGATTCCGGAAATGCTGATTTACGGCGGGGTTCCCACCCTGTGCGGCTGCTGGCTGAAAGACGATCCGAAACACACGGTTTATCGCAGCAGCCGCAACGAAGGGACTCCGAAATTACTCTGTCCTCGATGCCAGGTCATGCACCGGTACCTCTTCGAGGCGGGTGCGTGATGGCCGGTAGTCAAATCGAATCGTCTCTTGACGGCTGGCCGATCGCCAAGGTGGCGAGCTTCCTTGGTGTCTCGAAGGGCAGTCTCTACGTGTGGTCGTGCCACGACAAGTGGGGAGGCCGGTATCCGCCCGCGCCGAAACGCATAGGCCGCAGGCTCGTTTGGAATCCACAGGAGGTCATCGACTACCGGGACCGGCGGTGCGCGATAAGCCGCAGGGAGCTGGTCTACGGCGAATAAGGGTTTCCCGGATTCGAAACCGGGAGAAAAGGTGCCGGCGTCGCACTGTCCAAGGTTCACGCCGGCACCAACATCACCAATCACATTGAAAGGAAAACAAGTGATGTCAAACAACAAGATTAGCGGTATCCACGCCATCGGCGTCGAGGTTCCGGAGGACATGTCGCTGAAGGAGCTCATGGAGCAGCTCCTGAATGATACGGAGGTCGAATTGGAGAAGGATTTGGACGGGGAGACCCGCAAGCCTGAACCACAGTCCGAGGCGGACAAGTGGCAGCGGTATGCGGACATGCTGGGCGACCTGTTCGATGTGGCGCATCAGATCGGCTATGACGCCTACATGCAGGGCGACCTGAAGATCATGCGCAAGGTGTTGCAGGTCGAATCCGATGTGGTGGATCTGGCCGGCATCGTGACCATGGAGAAGTCGAGGGCCGTGAAATGAGCATCGAAGCGTTACGCAAAAAGCGGCGCATGCGCCGACCCCGGCCGAGGTTAACGGACGGGCAGAAATCGGCCGTGCTGCTGGCTCTCACGTTCGCTGAGGGTTGGCTGGTCGGTTTCGCCGGCACGCATAGTCGCATCCCAAGTCCGGTGGGTACGCCGCAGTGGATGATAACCGGCTCGCTCGCATTGGCGGTCATCCTGCCGCTCATGTTCGTGGGAATCCTGTTGAAGTGGGGCGGCGATGGAACAGCCAAGTGAGTTCACGCTCTGCTTGCCGGGCGACCCGGTGCCGAAGGGCAGGCCCCGCGTCTACAACGGGCACGCGATGACACCGAAACGCACCGTCAGGGCGGAGGAACGCCTGTTCGCCGAATTCAGGCTCAAATACCCGCAGGCGAAACCATACCAGTGCCCGGTCAGGTTGGAGGCCGAATTCTGGATGAGCCATCGCGGCCGTCCGGATCTCGACAACCTGCTGAAGCTGGTTCTGGACTCCCTGAACGGCGTCGCCTACGTGGATGACGCGCAGGTCGTCGAATCGCATGCCAGCAAGCGCATGCCCGACCTGTGGGTGTACGGGGCCAAAGGCCGCTACCGGAAGCGCAAGAGCGGCGACCCCTACACGTGTTGCGGGCATGAGTACGAGCCACATCTCTATATCCGAATCAAGCCGCTCCCCGAATGGGAGCCGAAGGAAAGGAAACAATCATGAGCAAGCCTATCAACGAACCCCGTCTGGTGCAGCAGGCGCTGATAGCGGACGAGGATCTGAGTTTCGAACTGGCGGCTTTGGTGCCGCCGGCGAACGGCATCACGAACGCGGCCAGCACGTTCATCGACAAAGCCACCAAACTGTTGCTGTCCGACAAGATCATGCTCACCAACGAGCAGCATACGGCCGTCACGTCGGCCATCGCCGTCGCCCAACTGACCGTCAAGGAAGGCGCGGCCATATCGAAGCTGCTGCGCAACCCGGACGCTTCGGCGGAGGTCATAGCCGGACTGCGACTCACCTCCGAGGACAGGCAGGATGCCCGATAAACGTCTTTGGATGCCGCGTTGCAGGACATGCGGGCCGCTCGGCAAGCCCACCGGACTGGACGAGGCGGTCACCTGCTGCAACCGGCACACGAACCAGACCAAGCATCAGACGGCGTGGTATCCCACCTACGCCCAAATCATCGTGAAAGGCACATCAAATGACTGCGAATGACACGTCAACCATTGAAACCACGGAGGCCGTGAACCCGGACGGGGAATTGTGCCAAGGATTGTTCGCCGCGCAGGCGGCGCGCATCGTCGAACTGCAGGCCGAGATCGCCAGCCGACAGGAGGAAATCGACAATCTCAAATCCCTGATTCTCGACTCGCATCCGGTCGGCACCTACCAGGCCGGCAACCTGAAGGTGCAGGTCAAGCCGGGCACGCGCCGCATCAACGCCGGCACGTTCGAAAAAGCCTACCCGGCCACCAAGTATCCCGGAGCCTACCAGTTGCGGCCGCGCCCGCTCAGCCAGTTGGAGAAGCTGCTGTCGGCGGACGCGGTGGCCGATTACGCGATGAGCGGCAAGCCCATGGTGGTGGTCTCATGAACGCAGAACTGTCCAGCCTGGACATCGCCCAGATCGTGGAAAGCGCCATCGCCGACTACGACCTGCACGACGAGAACGGCAACGAGCTGACCGACGACCTGTACGTCATCCGCTCCGAACGGCTCGACGAGCTGGGCCTCACCGTCGCCAGACGCATCCACAAGGCGACGCGCGAACTGGAGGCGCAGGGCAAGACCGGTTTTCCCGTGCATTCGATGCTCTGCGGGCATACGCCGCCAACCATCACGACGGCGGATGACGGGACCTACACGCTGCGCTTCGACAACGCCAGCGAAGCGGTTGCAGTCAAAGGCCTCAACAAGACCGCATTGGCCGACGTCAAGAAAACCATCAACGACTTTCTCAAGGAGGTGAAAACCCATGAACGGCATGAATGAGTCTATCCTCGCCGTCGCGCAGGCCCAACAGGGTGATGCGATCCCCGTGGACATACCGCCCATGACGCAGTCGGCACCCGATATGGGCAAGCCGCCAGTCACTCCGAAAACCAAAATCGGCACCGTGGAGGAGCCGCAACTGTGGCCGGAGATTCGCCAGCTCATCGAAGCGGATATCGCCAACGCTCCGCGCGAACTGCAGCGTGAGATAGGCCCGTCCGAACTGGGCACGGACTGCGTGCACTGCCTCGCCGCGAAACTGGCGGGCTGGCCGGAGCGTCGCTCCCCGGGCTGGCTGCCGTTCATCGGCACGTGCGTCCACGCGCATTTCGAAACCATGTTCTATGACCTGAACGGGGAGCCGGCGTTCCAATTCCCCTACACGAGCGAGGACAACGTGACCGAGCTCGTGGAACGGTGGCGCTCGGAGTACCGGGTCACCGTAGGCCGGTTGCAGGGTTTGCACGGCGGCTACGACGTGACCGGCAGCATCGACCTATGGGACCGCAAAACCCGCAGCACCATCGACTGGAAGATAGTCGGCAACACGACCGTCACCAAGGTCAAGGCCCACGGCCCCTCGCAACAGTACCGGGTACAGGCCTCACTCTACGGCATGGGCCTGCAGAACGAGGGCGAACGAGTGGAGCGCAACTGCATCTACTTCCTGCCCCGCAACAAGACCAGTCTCGGCGACGCATTGCCCTGGGAGACGAGGTTCGACCCGGAGCCCGGCAAATGGGCGTTGAGCCGCGCCCAACTGCTCGTCAACCTCATGGACTGCGTGGAGCAGGCGGAAGGCCCCGACGTGCGCGACAGCTGGATCAAACAGTTGCCGGCGGCCGGGCCCGACAAATGCTTCTCATGCAAGGGCCGGGTCTGGCCCGACATGAGCGCGCTCCCCGAGTTCGACGCTAAGCCATGGCCGGACGTTCCCGACAAGTGGCTCCGACTCATCCCCCTAATCGAATCCGAATACCAATTCACCAAGTAAAAACAACGAAAGGAACACGACAATGTTCGGACAACCACAACCACAGTACGGTTACCCGCAGCAGGGTTACGGCTACCAGCAGCCCCAACGGCAGCCAGCCCAGTTGAGTTCGCTCGGCGACCTGCTCGCCGGCAACAGCGCCAAAGCGTACTTCGGCGCGAACAGCCAGCCCGGAGACTCGGTGACCGGCGTCATCGAAAAAATCGAGACCACGCAGGTCAACGACTTCCAGACCAAGCAGCCCGCCTTCTGGAACGACGGACGCCCGAAGGAGCAGATCCACGTCATCATCCAGACCCAGTTGCGCGACCCGAGCGTGGATGACGACGACGGCCGCCGTTCTCTCTGGATCAAAGGCTGGGGCATCCAGCTCAAGGCGTTTCGCGATGCCTGCCGTCAGGCGGGCGTGAAGATCCCGAAGCCGGGCGACACCATCACGGAACGGTTCGTGGGTCTCGGCCAGCGGGGCGACGCGCCCCAGCCGCCGAAAGTGTTCGAATTCCACATCGAACCCGCTTCCAGCGTCAACAGTCTCGTGAACGGCAGCCAACCCCAGCAGCCCGGCATGCAGCAAGCCCAGCCGACATACCCGCAGCAACAGTACGCGCCACAGCAGCCCCAGCAGGCCCCGAATCAGGGATATGCGCCGGCTCCGGTCGACCCATGGAACCCGCCGGCACAGGCGCAACCCGCTCAGCCGGTACAGCTCGGCCAACCACAGGTGGATCCGATGAAGGTCAACCAGTTGAAGGCCGTGGGCAAAAGCCCGCAGGAGATAGCCGCATTGTTGGGCGTGCCGGTCGAAGCGGTCACCGCCGTCACCGACCAGGCTCAACCCCAATACCACGGCGGCTCGGAACAGCAATTGGAAACCGGTGAATTCTGATGGACGAACTGCTGAAACACCTGCAGAACCAGTGGCTCGAGCTGATGAAAGACATGGATTCCCTCGCCTCCGATCAGGTCGGTTTCCGTGACGTCGATTCGGAAAGCCTCCAGCTCATGAGCGTGAGGCTCGTGCTCCTGGGCTGGCACAAGAGCAAGGATTCCGACAGGGACTGACCCGACCCCCGTACAGCCGTAGCCGTATCCAAGCGGCCGGCACGCATGCAAAGGCGTGCACGGCACCAACCACATTTTCACATCACGTCAAAGGAGTTTCAGGAATGACCGACATCTACGGCTATGCGACGGCCGCACCCCTGTACCGTGCGGCGGGCTGGATGCAGGTCATCCCCCTGCCGGAAGGCCGCAAGACCCCGCCGCCCAGCGGGTTCACGGGACGCAGCCGCAAACCCGTCACCGACGAGCAGATACGGCTCTGGTCGCAGGCGACCCCGGACGCGAACACGGGAATCGTCATCCCCGAAGGCGTATTGGTGTTGGACATCGACGCCGCACAAGGCCATCAGGTCAAGGCGGACGGCGTGAAAGGCATCAGCGAGCTCTCTCAGGAACTGGGCATGCTTCCGGCCACGTGGAGCAGCACGGCGCACGGCATCGACTCGCCGGCACGCCACCTGTTCTACAAGGTGCCCGAGGGATTGGCGTGGAAGGGCGGCGCCATCGAGGGGGTCGACATCCTGCAGCCCGGCCACCGGTACAGCGTGGTCTGGCCGTCGATTCACCCTTCCGGCGAGATGTACTGCTGGTACACCCCCAGCGGCGCATTCTCCGGCACGCTCCCCCATATCGGCGACTTGGCGACACTGCCATGGAAGTGGGTGGACTACCTGCGCAAACCCGACAGAGTGTCGAATTCGACCACTTTAACTCCCTCGTATTCAAGGGAATACGACGACCGCATGTGCAAGGCGGTCAACACGTTCCTCAACAAGACGCTCGCCAACCCGGCAAGCAAAGGCTCAAGGCATGACACCACGCTGCAGGCCGTCTGGGCGTTGGTTAACTTCGCGCAGGAGGGACACCGTGGAGCGCTCGACGCCATCAGCCAATTGAAGCCACGGTTCATCGCCGAGGTGGCCCCCGACCGTCAAGGCAAGGAGCGTGAGGCGGCACGCGAATGGGCCAGCATTCTCAGTGGCGCGATGGAGAAGGTCAACGGCGTGCAATCGCATGTGGATCCGTGCGAGCAGTCGAAAATCGAACGCATGACGCCCGGCGAGTTCGACGAACTCACCCAAAACGCGGCTGCGAGTCAAATGGAGGAAAGTCACCCGGAAGCAGTTCAAAACACTGGAACAATGCCGGTTCAAGCCGGTTCAACACCCGTCGCATCGGTTCAAAACGGTTCAATGGAAAGTCACGAGGCAAGTAAAAACGCCTCCTCCAGCTGGCAGTTCGAAGACCTCACCCAGCTCGCTTCCGGCATTGAACTGCCGCCCACGCCCACCGTGTTCCAACGAGAGGACGGCCAAGGCCTCTTCTATAGGGGCGCGGTCAACGACCTGCACGGCGAACCCGGCTGCGGCAAAAGCATGCTCGCCCAGATCGCCACGCCCAGGAACTCAAACAGGGACATGACGTGATCTATATCGACTATGAGGATTCCGCCAGAAACGTCGTCAAGCGTCTCCTGCTGCTCGGCGTGACCGGCGAACAGATCGTGCAGCATTTACACTACGTGCGGCCCAGCGCCAAGCCGAGCAGCCCCACCAGCCTCGACGGCTGGAAGGAAACCCTCGACTACGCGGACACGGCCACGCTGGCCATCATCGACGGCGTCACCAGCTGCCTCGCCTACGCAGGACTCGACTCGAATTCCGGTGACGACATCGCCGCCTGGTACAACACCATGCCCCGACTCATATCGGCCTGCGGACCCGCCGTCGTATTGATAGACCACGTCGTCAAGTCAAAGGACAACCGCGGCCGGTACGCCGGAGGCAGCATGCAGAAACTCGCATTGATCGACGGCATCAGCTACTCGGTGGACATGACCAAGCCAGTCGGCAAAGGCGTACGCGGCGTCATCGTCATCAAAAGCGGCAAAGACCGCATCAGCGAAATCGAGGAGCACTGCGCCGTCAGCTGGGATTCGAACGGCTCGCACCTGCGCGAAGCGGCACGCATCGAAATCAACTCCACGGATCCGAAACTCATGCGCGTCACCATCGCACGACCCAACATGATGCCCAGCGAAGACCGACAGGCGAAACACGACGACTTCCGACCCACCGGACTGATGGAACGCATCAGCCGCATGCTGGAGGACTCACTCGAAGAACCGAACCAGTCCGAACTGTTCAAGGCACTGAAGGAAGACGGTTCCGGAGCGCGTACCGCCGTCATGAGCAAAGCCGTGAGCCTGCTCCTGCAGGAGGGTTTCGTCTCGAACCGCTCTGGACGCAACAATCGTTCGATATTCAAATCCGTCCGACCGTACCGGCAGATAGACGACCCGAAATCCGACGCCTATGTGGACCGTATGAGCAGGGAGGAGGCGAGTGAATTGGATGACGAAAACCACCTCGAAATCTAGTTTTTCCCGTTTTTCCCAGTTTTTCCGAGTTTTTCCCGGAAAAACTGAGCCATCGAGTCTAGTTTTTCCCCACACTCCCCGGACACACTACGTGTATGTCCGGGTGTGGGAAAAACTACGGCTCGCCCCTCCGGAAAGACCAAAAACACCCCTCAACGACACTAGATTTTCCCAAACCAAAGGAGCCCAAAATGTCACTCACATTCAGAGAGCAAATCGAAGAGACCGCATGGGAACTCGGCAACGGCGAAGGCACAGTGCCCGAGCTGCGTCAGCGGTTCGACGACAATCCCGACACTCCGAACTTCGACCCGGCCAAGGCATTGGAGATGCTGCACATCCTCCAAATCGTCAACTACAGGCAAGTCCCTCAGCATCGAGGCAGACCAGCCCGCAGCCATTTCCTAAAACAATCCGAATACTCGGTACTCGATTTTGACATTCCGAAGCCAATCCCCAAGGACGAGCGGGAACGCCAGACGCGGATTCAGTGGGCCAAGGACTTTCGAACCATCGCCGACTGGCTCGACGCGAACTGTTACACGACCGAAAGCGAGAAAGCATGAAAGAATCCGTCACCATCCAATACCTCTGCGAGGATGCTGACACCAATCTGGTCGAAACCATCCCAATCGCCTCCATCAGCATCGACCAGTGGAGTCAAGGCCATCCCGACCTGTTCAACCTCGACCGGAGAGGCCATCACGGCCGCCGTATGCTCAGCGTACTCATCACCGCCTGCGAAGCGGTGCTGCATGAAATCCAGGACATCAAATGGGAGGACTGACCCATGGCCGGACCGATTGACGTGATTCAACGGGCGCTCAGCGCACTGGCCTCAGCGGGATTGGGCAGCGAGTCGCCGGCAGAGGCGTATGTGCTCGGCTACCAGGCCGGCTGGCGGGAAGCGCTCGACCTGTGCATACGAATCGAAACGGCAATCAACAACGAAACGGAGGAAACGAATGAGCATCATCAGCAGTGAAATCGAGGCACAGAAGCAGCGTGACCCGTCGTACATCGACAGTGACCTGCAGTGGGCGTGGGGACGAGGATACAAGGCCGGAGCGTCACGCGAAATCACCGAAGAGGAGATTGCCGCCGCCATGGCCGAAACCCGAAAGTTCATCACGCTCCCCGGCGCGTGGTTGGAGAACATCATCAGAATCGCGTTCGACGCGGCAAGAAGAAAGGCAATGGAGGAGTGAGCAGGCCACGCGCCCGTGAACGCAAACCAGCATGGCTTCGCGCGTTCATCCCGAAAACGAGTCCCCTCGTTGTCACCGTCTGCGAGGGGTGCGGCCTGTACGTCATCGAGGATCGCGAAACCGTGTGGGATGTGTGGGATTACGGATGTGTGGAGGGTGACGACCTGACCGTGGCGATAATCCTCGGCCGGCCGTTGACCCGCGTCACGTGGCTTCCCTCCGTCGGCCACCCGCTGCTCCGTAGCACCTGCGGAGATGCAGGCATCAGACCGGACGGCCAGTATCTGGCCATGCACATGTGTCATCTCGCCCGGATAAGCGTCAAACCGTTCAAACCGCCGAAACGGGAACGCCCGCCAGGCAAGCCATGGGGCGGGCCGAAACTGTCGAAGCAGGAGATAGCCGAATTCAAACGCATATGGAACATGCCATACAGCCGGCTCAAATACGAGAAAGCCCCAACCATGGTCGGCCAGGGCGATGAGAAGCAAACATTATTCTAGCCGACCAGCCGGAAGGGGCCAACGTGAACTGCCAGAACTGCAAAACGATAACCGAAGGGGGATATTCACTGTGCGAGACGTGCGAACTGCGTTTCGCCGGCACGCTCCTGCGCTTGGCGCGTGATGTCACGCCATTGCATGACAGCCTCGACGCGACATTGCATCCGGGAGGGCATTCGCCCGTGCGCATCCAGACGGCCACTCCCCCGACGCCGATACGCTTGGACGTGCTCGACCTGATTGACATGCTCGACGCGACGGCCCGCGAACTATGGCGCTGCCTCGACGGCATCGACGCACTCGACTGGCGCAAAGACAGACGCAACGAGGACTTGACGGCCACGCTCATCGCATGCGCCGGTCATGCACGCCTTGCCACGTTCGCGGATGCCGGCTTCTACATGCACATCATCAACGACATCGCCCGCAAGGTTGATACTGCGCTGGACCCGCCGGAGCAACGCCGCGAGATAGGTACCTGCGAGTTGTGCAATACGATGCTCACCGCTGGCCAAAACGACCAGTGGGTGATATGCCCGTTGTGTGGTCGCGAGCAGCGAGCGCAGACCGTCAAACTGCGTAGGCTCAAGACGTTGTGTTGGGATGATTCCAGGCGCGGGTCTGCGGCGGACATCGCCAAGGCATTCACCGACGCCGGAATAACCCTCAAGGCGTCGCGGGTACGCAAGTGGGTGGAGCGAGGCCAAGTCTCACGCACCCCGCAGGGGATCCCCTACAGTGATGTGTATCGGCAGGTCATCGCCGGCCAGCTTGACAAATGATTGTTTGTCACACACAATTGCAGTGGCAGAAGTGTCGAAAAACCCAGCTCATGTGGCTGGGTTTTTCGCGTATCTATGCTTTGTTTTTGCGTGGTCTCCCCCCTCGACACCACGTCCCGGACGTTGAGCGTTCCATTCATCGATGGTCTCAGGCAACCAGCCGCGCGTGCGCCCTATCGTGGCGTCGGGCTCAGGGAGCTTGAGGTTGAGCAAGCCGCCACTGGTGATGCCAAGGCGTTCTGCGACCTGCTTGACGCCGAGATATTCAGTCGCCATTGTCGCCGTCCTTGCCGTTGATGATTCCGGCCGCGAGACCCATGATTCCGGCCGCGAGACCGAAGCCGCCCGATACTATCGGGCTGCTGGACAGTGCGCCGACCAAGGCCACGGCACCGAATACCACGGCGACGATTCCGAAGATCAGTGATGTTCTCATGATGCGTTCTCCGATGGGATAGGATTGGCGGGAGGTTCCGGCTAATAGGTCTAGCCGGAACCTTTTTTACTTCTTGTGCTTCGGTCTTCGCTTGACTGCGATGGCTAGCGCGGCTGCGGCGATGACGTTGGCGATGATGCCGTTGATGACATCAAACCAATCCTTTGGGCTCATCGGATACCTCCTTTCTGCTGATATATCTACAGTAACACAACTACTATAGATATGCAAGGAGAGCACAACAAAACACGCCGAAAACTCCTGATATTTCAACCCCTCGCTAGCCCAACCAGCAGAGGCATCCGATTCAAGTCCGATACAGTCTCGGTTCGAATCCGAGGCGAGGGACACCTATTCTCCAATGATTGCGGGGTGACGGCATCATGGTCAGCTACAGCCGCCAAGTCCGCAAAGGCGGACGCCAATTCGAAAAAGACCGCAAGAAATTCTTCCTCGAATGCAAGAGCGAACACCGTCCATGCTGGCTCTGCGGAATGCCCATCGACTACGACGCACCACAGAACACCACAGACGACAGCTTCAACCTCGACCACTTCTATCCCGTCACCAAACGACCAGACCTGCAACACGACCCCGCAGGCTTCCGCCCATCACACACACAATGCAACAACCTGCGCGGCAACAAAGACCCAGCCACACCAATCGGCACACTCAGCAGACAATGGATCAAAACAGCATAGGAGCAACACAATCATGGACATCGACGAACCGGTCAAGACCGCATGCGGGCAAACACTGCGCGAAGCAACCGGCACCATCACACTCCACATCAGCGCCAGCCTCAGCGCGGACAACGTAAGCTATGACCTCGCCAGCGTCGACGCAGACCTACCAATCACAGTTGAAGTCGTCAACAACAACGGCACGATAATGACGAAAGTTGATAGCGTGGGCTTCACACGAATCCTCACCGCAGGAATCAACGCATTCACCAACGCCATCAAAGCCTGGCCACCGGGAGGGGCGGTAAAATCCCAAAACCGGCCGCCACCGGGACACTACCCGCATGGCCGCTCTTCCTCTCCCTCCGAAAAATATTCGATATTCGGCCGGGGTTGCGCGCGAAGGAGGTTCCATGCCGAAACAGTTTCCGCAGGAAACGGTGGCCGACGCATTGGAGCGTTCGCTGCGCAACGCCAAGCATCTGCGCGCGAAGGACGCAGCCACGGTCGCCGCCGCCCGGGCCCTTGCATGGAAAATCGACCATTGGGACGAATTGGCGGAACAGGCCATATCGGACGCCGAAGCGAAGGGAAAGGGTACCCGTCCGGCTGTGCCGCAGAACGACAATACCTCGCTGCCGACGTTCCTTAAATATTGCGCGGCTCTCGGACTGGTTCCCGAGGAGGAGAAGCCGGCGAAACCGGCGAGGGGCAAGGCCGCCAAGCCCGAGGCGACTCCGGTGGCGGATGAGCTTGAGGAGTATCTGGCGAAAATCAGCTAGGAGGCGTCATGGGCATCGGCGAAATCAACGACGATGCCCACGGCATCACCACGCCACGCATATTCACTCCCCCGCTGCGCGAACTGACGCCGGAAACATCAAACGGCTACGCGGTCATCGAGTTCGCCGAAAAGTTTCTCCACGTGCATCTTTTCCCGTGGCAGAAATGGCTGCTGATCCACGGGCTTGAGCTTCTGCCGGACGGCTCCTACCGGTTCCGCCGAGTTGTCACCGAGGTCGCGCGCCAGAACGGCAAGACCACGCTCATGAGCGTACTGTGCGCGTGGTGGCTGTTCGTCGACTCCGCTCGCCACCCGGAGTTGTCGCCGGCGTGGAAGTTTCTCGTGGTCGGTGCCGCGCAGACGTTGGACAATGCTCGTGCCCCGTATCAGGCCGTGCTGAATTGGTGTAATCCGAATCCGGCTTCCGAGGGCGAGGCCGCTCTTGCGGTGCCCGTATTGCAGAAGCGTGTGCAGCGGGTCAACAATTCGCATGGCGAAGAGGCGATTATCTGCCGTAACAAGGCGCAGTATATTGTGCGCGCCGATAAGAACATCCGTTCCAAGTCCGCGAGCCGTGTCGTGTTCGATGAGCTGCGCGAACAGCATACCGACGATGGCTGGAACGCAGTCAGTCAAACCACGAAAGCCATCTGGTCAAGCCAATTGTGGGGCATCTCGAACGCCGGCGACTATCGCAGCGTCGTACTGCGCCGAGTCGTCGACGAGGGCCGTGCCCTGGCTGAATCATGGAACGCCTCGGTCGAAACCGGCAAGCAGTCGCCGGACGAATGGGCCGATGAACATGACCCGTCCTATGGGTATTTTGAGTGGTCGGCTCCGGATAAATGCGAGCTGGACGATCTCGACGGCATTCGTCAGGCGAACCCCTCCATGGGTTACGGGCCGATGACCTATCGGTCCATCACCGCCGATATTAACGGTATGACCGAGGCCGCGTACCGTACCGAGGTCTTGTGCCAGTGGGTGACGGCGGATATCACGCCGTATATCAATCCGAAGCTGTGGAAGCGCGGCATCGACCCGAAGTCCTGTATCCCCGATGACGGGCGCGTAGTGCTTTCCGTGGACACCAGCGCCGACCGTGAGACCACCTATATCGCCGCCGCCGGCTACCGCGAGGACGGATTGCCGCACGTCGAACTGATCGTGCGCCGTGACGGCATGCTCTGGGTGCCGAAGTACTTGAAGCTGCTTCGCGAGGCATGGCCGAACATCCATGAAATCGCCGTGCAGTCCAAGGGCTGCCCGGCGGTGGACTTCGCGGATCCGCTCGCGGAGGCCGGTTGGACGGTGCACCTCATCGAGGGCTTCCGCTTGGGAGCCGCGACCGGCCGTTTCCGCGACCGGGTGAAGGAAAACAAGCTCCGGCACCTCCCCCAGCCGGCCATCGAACAACAGGTGAACGTCGCCGTGACCCGCCGATTGGGTGAGGTCGAGGTGTGGGACCGGAACCAGAGCGCGATGCACATTTCCGGCCTCATCGCCGAAAGTCAGGCCTTGTACGCGCTCGAGACGATGAGCGGCGAGCCAGAGAAACCGAAATACGAGCCCTCGCACAACGTGCGAGTCACATTCTAGCCATCTTCCGAAGGAGCCGTGGATGGGATTTCTGAACAATCTGCTGCACGGCCCGGCCGTGCTGGCGATGAAGAACGCTGAACCGGAGACACCGACCATCATGGATTCGATGCCCGAGGCCATCAGCTGGCCCACCGACGCCGAATTCGCCGGCTATGCGAACGGCATGTACTGTCGCGAATACGCGGTCCGCGTTGTCGTGGACTTCATCAGCCGCCAACTCGCCTCCCTGCCGCTCAAGGTGTATCGGAAGAACGCGGACGGCGACGCGGAAGAGGTGCGCGACGGCGCACTGGCCAAGCTCATCCGCCATCCGAGCGATTTGCCGGGCATGAGCCGCTATAGGTTTTACGCGACTCTCATCCGTGACATGCTGCTCGAGGACAGGTGGTTGTGCACGCTCGGCAGCAATCGTGCGGGTGACGGGAATACGCTGCGCCGCATCCCCCCGGACGGATACAGTCTCACGGCGAACGGTTTCGGCGAGCTGACAGGTGTGACCATCAGCAGCGTCGCCGAGAACAAGGGCGGCACCTATCGGCTGCCGGATCCGCGAATCGTGCTCGACATCGGCTACATCGACGGCCTGAACCTCGGCGACCCGATCACCGACGTGCTGCGCCCCTTGCTCGCGGAGGCAAGGGTGATGGCGAAATACCGCAAATCGATAGCCGAAAACGGCTACCAGATACCCGCCTACGTGTACCGGCCCAAGGAAATGCCCTGGGAGTCACAGGCCGACTACGACGATTTCACCCAAGGCCTGCGCAACTACGTTGCAGGCGGCGGCATGGCCGGCACATGGCCGGTATTCAAAGACGGCATGGAGATCCGCACCGTCGACAACCTGTTCAAACCGGTGGACATGGCCGACTTGGAGGCACGCGAAAAAATCAACGAACAGGTGTGCCTCGCATTCCAAATCAGCCCAGAAAACATCGGCTTCCGCACCGGCACCAACAGCAACATCGCCGCATACAAGGAAAAGCTGTGGAACGTGGAATTGCTGCCGTATCTGGTGGCGTTCGAGGAGGCGTTGAACCTCACGCTGCCCGAGGCGGTGGGCGAACCGGACTGCTACATCAAGGCGAATTTGGACGCGAAGCTGCGCGGCACGATGGAGACCCAGTATCAGGCGCTCTCCACCGCCACCGGCCGTCCGTTCATGACCACCGACGAGGCGCGCGAACTGCTCGACCGGCCGAAACTGCCGGGCGGCGACCAGTTGATAACCCCGCTCAACGTGAGCGAGGGCGGTCAGCCCAGCCCGCAGGACGGCGGACAGACGCAGAACGCGCAGCAGGGCGCGAGTCCGAACGGCAAGCAGATGCTCGCCGAATTCAAACGCCTCTACACGTATGACGCCGGTTTCCGCGCGTCATGGGACTCGATGACGAAGGGAGAAACCTCAGATGAGTCTTGATTATCTCGGCTACGAGCTCAAGGAGCTCAAGGCCACCGACAACAGCGGCGGAGGAGTGTTCTCCGGCTACGCGAGCACGTGGGAGAAAGACCTGTACGACGATGTGATCGTCAAGGGTGCCTTCGAGCAGACCTTATCCGCTGACTTCAAGGCGGGCGGCGCGGGCATTCCGATTCACTGGCAGCACAAGGACGACTCACCCAATGATGTGATCGGGGAGACGTTGAGCGCCGTGGAGGACGAGCATGGCCTGCTCATCACCGCGAAGCTCGACACCGACATCGCGGAGGGCAAGCGAGCCTACGACCTGCTCAAGCGTGGCCTCATCCACCAGATGAGCATCGGTTTCATCGCCGAGAAGACCGCGTGGGTCGAAAGCGAGGAGGCGAAGAGCCCTTGGGACGGCTACCGGGAGATTCGCCAGCTCAAGCTGTTCGAAATCAGTCTCGTGCAGGTCGCCGCCAACCAAGGAGCGGAAGTGCTCGAGGTCAAGGCCGGCCGGGCCGTAAGCAAGGCGAACGAGGACAAGATTCGCACGGCCTACGAGGCATTGGGCGAACTGCTTGATTCCATCACCGAAACCCCCGACGACGAGCCGGACGATTCCAAACCCGATGACGAGCCGGACGACGATACGCCGGACGATTCGGACAAGCCCGAGCCGGACGACGGCAAGGCGAAAAAGAGTTTTGACCCGCAGTGGGCCAAGGAAATCAGCGACTTCCTCTCGCTGGCAAACAACCAATAGAAAGGATGATCCATGGGTTACATGGAGAAGCTGGCCGCCGAGAAGAAGGCGGTCAAGGCCCTGTACGACAAGGGCATGGAGAACCTCACCGATGATGAGGCGACCGAACTGAAGAACCGCTTCGAGGAGGCCAAGCGTCTTCAGGAGCGCGTCGACCTGTTCAAGGGCGTGAACGACCTGAACGTGGACGATGTGAAGCCCGAGGCCAAGACGGCTCCCGCCGCCAAGACGCTGGGCGACTTGTACGCGCAGGAGCTGAAGAAGGCCGGCATGACCGTCATCGGCACCAAGGCGCACCCGTTCGCTTCCAGCGAGTTCAAGGCCGCGACCGACATGCACGTGGCGGGCACCGGCACGGCTGGCACCGGATACCAGCCGGTCGTCACCCAGATCGACATGAACGGCGTGTGGCCTTACGAGCGTCCGCTCGTGGTCGCCGACCTGTTCGGCTCCGTCACCCTGAGCGGCAACGCCAACACCGTGGAATACCCCGTCTATGGCGCGCTCGAGGGCGGCGCTGGAACCGTGGGCGAGGGCGATGCCAAGCCGCAGACCCATCTGCCGGCCCCCCGCTGGGAGTCCGACAGCCTCAAGGAGGTCGCCGCCTGGTGGAAGGTCACCGACAACATGGCCGAAGACCTCTCCTACATCGTCTCCGAAATCAACAACCACGCCCGCTACAACCTGCAGCTGCTGGAAGAGACCCAGCTGCTGTCCGGCAACGGCTCCGATGCGAACATCAAGGGTCTGCTCTCCCGCGACATCCAGAAGATGGTGCAGGACACCGACTCCGACCCGGACCGCATCTTCAAGGCCCGCACCAAGATCGCGCTGGCTACCGGTTTCCGCGCGGACGCGCTGGTCATCAACCCCGCCGACTACGAGGCCATTCGCCTCTCCAAGGACGCGAACGGCCAGTACTACGGCGGCGGCTACTTCAACGGCCAGTACGGCAACGGCACCATCATGCAGGATCCGCCGCTGTGGGGCCTCAAGACCGTGGTCACCGAGGCCATCGCCCAGGGCACCGCTCTGGTCGGCGCGTTCAAGCTCGGCGGCGCGGTCATCCGTAAGGGCGGTCTGCGCGCCGAGTCCACCAACTCGCATTCCGATGATTTCACGAACGATCTCATCACGTTCCGCGTGCGCGAACGCCTCGGCCTGCAGGTCAAGTACCCGAAGGCGTTCGTGTCCGTCGCCCTCGGCAAGAAGGCCAAGTGAGGTGACCGCCGATGAGTGACGCAACCAAGGTGCTGCAGACCGGGGTCGATACCGGTGATGGCAGCACGTATCCGCAGCCGGTGGTCGTGGTCGACGCCGCCGGCAATCCCATCGACCTGACCAAGGCGAACGGTGCGGCCATCACCTCGGTGACGGCCGTGGCCCTCGCCGCCGGCGCGGCTCCCACCGCGACGCTCGCGGATGGCGTGCTCACGCTTGGCATTCCGGCCGGCGCGAAAGGCGGCAATGGCGATCCGGGGCCAGCCGGCAAGAATGGTGCTCCCGGTGCCGCCGGCGTGGGCGTGAAGTCGATTTCCCTGACCAAGAACTCCGACAATGCCATCACCGGCGGCACTTGGGTCGGCACCGACGACAAGTCGCACGCCTTCACCGTGGCCTAACGTGAATCGACTGGAGGCGAACGATGGCCGATGAAACCATTCCCGACATCATCACCGACCCGTCAGGCTTCGACGCTGACGGCGAGTTCTGGCTGAAGGCGGCGCAGGCGGCCATCCGCCGCACGTGCGGCTGGCATATCACGCCGAACATCGAACTGTCGGGCGTAGCCAATTCGCGGGGAGGCAAGGTGATTCGTCTCCCCGCACGCCATGTCACCTCCGTCGACGAGCTGACCGACAGCGCCGGCAACCGGCTGCACTACGCCTACGACCCCACCACGGGTTTGGTAGAATGCACCACCGGCGCATTCCCGGCCGGCGTCGCCGCGATACGCTACCGCATCCACGCCGGCTATACGCCGGACGAGGTGCCGGATGTGCAGGGGGTGCTCATCAACGCGGCGAAACGGGCCAGCAGCGCAGCCGCCGGCATCGTCCAATCCCAGTCGGTCAACGGCAGCAGCGTCACCTACAACGTGTCGTTGATGGCCGACGAGCTGGCGAAACTCGACCGGTACAAGCTGGGAGCATTGCCGTGAGCATCATCGATGACATCAACGCCTCCGGCCTGCCGGCGGCCACACGGTTCGTGCGTCTGCGCGCCTCACGCAAACCCGACCCGTACAATCCCGCGCAGACCACCGAGGACTGGACGAAACCCGTCGAATTGGAAGTGCGAGGAGCTTTGGCTTCGAGCAGTTCGACTCGCACGCCCGACGTTTTGGACGTGCAGACCACGTCGACTGCGGTGCTCACCGTGGCCGACCCGAACGCGGACATCCGGCTTGGTGACCGTATCCGACCCGAACCGGCCGATGGCCGCATGTGGGAGGTCAGCGGCTTCCCCAGCCGCGATGCCAACGCCTTTACCGGATGGCAGCCCACATTGGAAGTCCAGCTCACCGAGTGGAAGGGGTAGCCGATGGCCGGAAGCGGACAGACCAGCATCAAGTTCAACGACGCGTTTTTCGACCAGATCCTCAACTCGGCCGGCGTCAGGGCCCTGACCCGTGGAGCCGCCGAAAAGGCGCTCGGAGTGGCCAAGGCCAACGCGCCCGTCGATACAGGAGCCTACCGCGACGGCCTGCAGGTCGAGGCCGTCCAACGCGCGCACCGCACCACCTTCATGGTGGTCGGCACCGACGCGAAGACCATGCTGGTCGAGTCCAAGACCGGCAATCTTCGCAAGACGTTGAAGGCGGTGAAGCTATGACATTGATACTGCCTCCCGACATAGAGGCTTTCCTCTGTGATTACCTGCGCGCCCATATCACCGATGTGGACGGGCTCCAGGTGGGCAGCAAGAAGCCTCCCGACTATCAGGGCGCGTATCCGCTCGTCACCGTCCGGGACGATGGCGGCAACGCTGACGGGCTCGGCCATTTCGACCGAAGCATCGGCGTGAACGTGTACGGGTGGAGTCGACAGGCCGAGAAGCCATGCAAGGATTTGGCCCGCCGCGTCTACGCGGCGCTCACCGAACACCCCGCCATCGCCCTCGCCAAGGATTCGCCGGTCATCAGCGTGGACGATTCCGCGTGCAACGGGCCCTACCCGGTGTCCGACGATTCCGACACCGCGCACTACTACCTGATCGTCGAATATTCGACGGTTGGCGAACACTAACCAATCCCTTAACCGTTTTCCTAGACCCTGCATGCGTTGCGGGGTCTTTTCATTTTGAAAGGACAATGGAATGACAGCAGACAGCCAGGGCAACGACCTTGATTCTGTCAAGAACGTACTCACATCGAAAATCATCGTCGCCCCCTATGTGCCAGGCAAGACGCTGACCGCCTCGCAGATCGCGCCCTCCGTGGCGGACCCGATCACCGAACTCGGCGACGTGTTCGGTTCCGGCTCCGGCGCCGTGGGCCTTATCACCAGCGACGGAGCGCCGCAGGATGCGCGTGACGGCGACGACGCCACCGAATTCCATCAGCCGGGCTACACGCTCAACGCCGACCCGACGCTGACGCTCGCGTTCACCGCCGCCGAGGACAACGACCTCACCCGCCTCATGACCATCGGAAAGCCCGATGAAACCGGCGTCTACCACGTCAAGGACATCATCCAGGACACCAAATGGTTCGCCTATCAGGAGACCATCTACAAGTCCGGCCGCAAACGCCGTCGTCTCGGCGTCATCCAGATCACCGGCAACGAGCCGGCGCAGGATACGCGCGGCGAGGTGTCCGGCCTCTCGCTGACCGCCACATGGCAGCTCGATCCCGCCGTAGACGGCGGCAACAGCCGCTACCTGCAGTCCTACGCGGCGGTCTGACATCAGCACTCTTCCCCGCATGACCTCTCTCCTGTCGGCATGCGGGGAGCCCCAACACCAACGACGGGAGAAACACGTATGACAGGAGAAACCATCATGGCAAAGCAGCAGAACACGGCACCCTCGATCGCTGAATTCGAGGATTGGGACGAGATCAGGGAGGCCGAGGCCCTCGCCGAGGTCGCCAACCAGGTCAAGGTGCGACACATCATCAAGAACAACGAATACTGGGCACTGACACCCGGCGGCACCGTCTACAAACTGCCCCTCTATCTTTCCATCGCCGACTTCGAGGCCCTGTCGAACACACAGACCGACACGGAAAGCCTCGAACAGGTCAAACGCATCCTCACCGTTTTCGCCGGCGACGAGCAGGCCGAACGACTCGAACACGAACCCATGCAGGTCGCGTTCAACCTCATCCAGGACTACGGGGAGACGCTCGCCAAATCACAGGGCGTCGAACTGGGAAAATCGCCGACTTCTGCCGAATCCTCAACTCCGATGACGGAGTAAAGGTCCGAGCGGACTTCGCCCGATTCGGGTGGAGCATCGAACACGATCTCGGCCGGCGTCTCCCCTACCGTGACGCCATCGACCTGTACACGGCGCTGTGCGGCGACCCGTCCTCCTACACGGGAGCCTCGCTCATCGGCCTCATGTTCCCCATGAGCGCCACCGACATCACCGTATTGCAGTTCCTCGGCGCTTCCACGCTGCTCGGCGACGTGGACGGCGAACCCGAAACGGACGAGCCCACCGCCGAGGAGATCCACGAGGCCGAAACGCATATGAGCAAGCTCTTCGGATAAACAACCATCAACTAAGAGGGGAGTCGCCTTATGGCTTTCGGATCGGAAGTGGGAACCGGCCACGTGTCGATATTCCCCTCGATGAAGGGCTTCCGCAGCGCGGTAGACAAGGAGATGCGGGGGGCCGGCAAGTCCGGTTCCAACCGTTTCTCCCAGGCGTTCGGCAACGGTTCGGAAATCGGCAAATCGTTCGGCGGCAGCTTCAAAAAGGCATTCGTTTCGAGTGCCCGGGGCGTCGCCGACGATGTGCTGAAACCGTTGAAGCGTGACGCGGCGCAGGCGTCCTCCAAGGCCAGCGCCGCGCTCCTGAACTACCGTCAGGCCACGGTCAACGTGCAGCAGGCGCAGGAGAGGCTCAACTCGGCCATCGCCAGATACGGGTCGGATTCGACTCAGGCGCAGACCGCCTCCATCAATCTCGAAAAAGCCCAGTTGCGTCAGGCCACCGCTCTCGACAATTCCAACGACGCCGCCGAACGGCTCGCGGACGCGAAGAAGGCGCTCAAAGCCGCCGAGGACGAACTCGCCAAGGGCACCAACACCGTATCCGGTTCCATGAAGACGATGGCAAGCTCGTTCTCGGCTGGATTCTCGAGCATCAGCCGGGGCCAATCCACCTTCACCGGACTCTCTGGAGCGCTCGGCAGCCTCGTGCGTAGCCTGCTCGGCGTAGACGCCATTTGGAAACCGCTCGGCTCCAAGATAGCCGGATTCGCGAACAAGGCCGTATCCTCATTGAGCGGTTTCGCCGTGCAGGTCGGCGCGAAAATCCAAACCGGACTCAAGGGAGCCATCAGCGCCGCCCAGCAAACCCTCAAAGGCTGGGGCGGCAGCATCGCAGCCACCGTGTCAGGCATCGCCAAACCAATCGGCGCGGCAATCACCGCATGGACGCAACCGATTCGCGACTGGGGAAGCAGAACCGGCAACACCATCAAAACGGCAGTCGCTACTTGGACCGCACCCATCCGCTCATTCGGCGGCGAAATCGGCTCCGCCATCGGAGATGCCGCAGGAAAAGTAGGGCAGAAACTCGCACCGGTAGCCAACGTAGCCAAGAACTACTTCGGCGACATCGCCACCGCCGCCGGAGCCGTATGGTCCAAACTCCCAGCCGGAGCACAGACCGCCGCCGGGGCAATCGGCAGCACGTTCGGCAACCTCGCCCAAAACGCGGTCGCCCATATCAAGGGCCTCGCCACGGGAGCGGTCGCCGCCATCGGAGCAGGTGTGGCAGCCATCGGCGGCACGCTGGTGGCCACCGGCAAGCAGGCGTTGGGCGCGTATGCCACGTGGGAGCAGGCGGTCGGCGGCGTCGACACCCTGTTCAAGGGCGCTTCCGGCACTGTGCAGAAGTACGCGGCCGAAGCGTACAAGACGGCCGGCGTCGGCGCGAACGACTATATGAACCAGGTCACGAGCTTCGCGGCCTCGTTGGTCAGTTCGCTTGGCGGGGACACCGCCAAGGCCGCAGAGATGGGCAATCAGGCCATCATCGACATGTCGGACAACGCCAACAAGATGGGCACCGACATCCAGACCATCCAACAGACGTATCAGTCGCTTGCTCGCGGCAATTACGCGATGCTGGACAACCTCAAGCTCGGCTACGGCGGCACCAAGACGGAAATGCAGCGGCTCATCGCCGACGCGAACAAGCTGCCGGGCGTGATGAAGGAAGGCAACGACCTTTCCATCGATTCGTTCGCCGACGTGACCGAGGCCATCAGCCGAGTGCAGAAGAGCCTCGGCATCAGCGGCACGACCGCCAAGGAGGCGGCGACCACCATCGAGGGGTCCGTGAACTCGATGAAGGCCGCATGGCAGAACTGGCTCGCCGGACTGGGCAACGAGAACGCCGACATGGGCGCTCTCAGCCAGCAGCTCGCCGACTCCATCGGCACTGCGTTGAAGAACATCCTGCCCCGCGTGAAGGTCATCGCCCAGAGCGTCGTCAAAGCCATCCCGAGCCTGTTCTCGGATCTGGTGACGCTCCTGCCTGAACCGTTCCAGAACGCGATCAACGCCATCGGCAGCGTATTCAACGGGCTCGGCGAGATATTCAAACCCGTGCAGAGCGCCATCGCCCCTCTGATAGCTGCATTCATGGCCCTCGGAGCAGGCGGCATCGCACCATTGCTGTCCAAGATTCCGTTGCTCGGCGGGGTGCTCGGCGGATTGTCCGGCCCGTTGAGCGCGTTGGGCGGACCCATCGGCATCGTCGTCGCAGCGTTGGGCACGCTCATCGCCACGGTGCCGGAACTGCGCAACGCCTTCGGCACGCAGGTCACCGGCGCGTTCAACCTGTTCAAGAACACGATCGCGGGAATGAAGCCGACGTTCGATGCGTTCGGCAAAAGCCTGCAGGACATGTTCAAACAGGTCATGCCGGTGATCACCGCTTCTGTCGCGGAGCTCATCCCAGTGTTCGGCGACATACTCCAGTCGCTGGCACCGCTCATCCCGACGATCATCGAACCGCTCATGAACGCGCTCAGCTCGCTCATGCCGCTCATCGGCCAGCTCGTGTCCAGCCTGCTGCCACCGTTGGCGGACATCATCGCCGCGCTGCTGCCGGTCGCCTCGCAGATCGTGTCGATGATAGGCCAAGTCATCAGCCAGCTCGCCTCCGCGCTCGTCCCGGTAATCCAGCAGGTCATGGATTTCGTTAGCCAGCTGGTCACCGCCATCACGCCGCTCATCCAACAGCTCGTGCCAGTCATAACCGATGCGGTCTCGGGCATCACAGGCATCATCCAACAGCTGATGCCGGTCATCCAGAGCATCATCAGCGTGGTCGGCTCGGTAGTGAGCGCAATCATCGGATTCATCACCGGTACGTTGTTGCCTGCGGTGCAGGCGATGCTCCCATATGTGTCGGGTGTCATCGACGGCATACAAGGCGTAATCCAGGGCGTGGTCGGCGTTATTTCCGGTGTCATCAGCATGGTCACCAACCTCATCAACGGCAACTGGTCGGGAGCTTGGAACAGTTTCAAATCGATTCTTTCCAACGCGGCCGGAGCGGTCGGCGGCTTGGTGTCGGGCATCGTGAGCGCCATCAAGGGCGTGTTCGCCGGAGCTGGCTCGCTGCTCATAAACGCCGGCTCGCAGCTCATCAGTGGTCTGTGGAACGGCATCAGCGGTGCCATCGGCGGATTGTACGACAAGATCAAGGGCGCGCTTTCCGGACTGGTCGATAAGGCGAAGGAAGCGCTCGGCATCCATTCGCCGTCCCGCGTGTTCCGCGACGAAGTCGGCCGCTACATCCCGCCCGGCATCAGCGAGGGCATTGACAAGGCCACCCCCGCATTGCAGCGTGACATCGCGAAGCGGATGCAGGGTGTCACGGCCGCCGCACAGTCGGCATTCCAGCCGATGACGTTGCGCTCCGCCATTGGTGTGGAGGGCTCCGCCCCATTGCCTGAAACCGGGAATGGGCTCGCAGACCTCGCGTCGATGCTTGTGGAGCTTCGCGGCCTGCGCTCCGACCTGCAGGCATTGCACGGTGATTTGGGGCCGACCATCGCTAAGTACACGCCATCCATGACCATCCGCGAAGAGAAGCGCAGGCTTGGTCTCGTCTAAAACAGGAGGACAGTCATGCAGTCGATGACCTACCGGCGAGGCGGAGGATCAAGCCGCGCCGTTTCGGCTGGGGCCGTTGATCTCATCGACCCGGCCGGTCTCATGGTCAAACGCATCGAGAGCCTGCGCACGCACGCGTGGGAGGTGGAGTTGGCCGCGCACGGCATTGACTCCGCCTCCCTCAACGCGTCAAGCGTCCAATTGGAGGCCACGTGCGCCGACCTCAACGTGCTGGACGTGGCGAGCGAACTGTTCGACGCGGACGTAAAGGCCGTGGCGTCATCCCGCAGCAAGGACGACGCCGGACTGCTCACCGTGGACGGCTGGTCGCAGACCGCGCTCATCACCGGCATCGAACCATCCTATGATCCGCCCGGTCCCGCGAAGTACGCGCTCACGGTCGCATTGCTTGACGGCCTGTGGCACAAGCGCGACGACGTGCAGCATTTCTGGTCGGATGCCCTGCAACCGGGCCTCGACCTTGATTACCCGCACGATTACCCTCACGACTACCTGCCGACGACACGAAACGCTTCGGTCGTGAACGATGCCGTCTCGCCGATGCCGTTCGAACTGGTGGTCTACGGGCCGGTCTCACAGCCGGCCATCATCATCGGCGTCAACCGGTATGAATTGCATATGGACATCCCCTCGGGCTCGTATGTGACCGTCAACAGCGTGGAGGGACAACGAAGCATCGTCATGACCGCAGAAAACGGCGACACCACGAACGTGTTCGACAAGGGCGAACGAGGCAGCGGCATCAACGGCGGCAGTTATATCTTCCAGCCGTTGCCGGCCGGAGAACACCAGGTGCAGTGGAACGGCTTCGGCTTTGACCTGACCGTGATCCAGGAGAGGAGCACGCCGTCATGGCGGACCTGATTATCACCGACTCCAATCACGTCGATGTCCGTTCCGCCGCCGACTTCACTCTGGATTGCGCGTGGGGCAAGGAGGAAAACGATTTCGAACTTGTCGTGAGCGGCGCGTCCACCATCGACGCGGGTGCCTATATCTACGTCGACGGCAGCGAATGCGGTGGCGTGGTCGATGCGATGGAAGACCAGCTCACTGCCGGCGTCAGCACCCTCACCTACTCGGGGCGCACATGGCACGGCGTGCTCGCGAACAAAATCCTTGAACCGGATAGGGGCAAGGATTATCTCACCGTGAGCGGCACGGCCAGCACGGTCATCGGCTCGCTCATCAGCCGTGTCGGGTTGGATTCGGTGTTCGACGCGGTTGTACCGCCTGACGGCAGTGACGACCCAACCATCAAACAATACCAGTTCGACCGGTACACGGACTGCTATACGGGTTTGCGGAGGATGTGCGCGGCCAACGGACTGAAACTCAGGCTCGCCTATACGTCCGGCCAGGTCAACATCTGGGCCGAACCGGTCGCGCATTACGGCGACTCGATTGACAGCGACCTTATCGATTTCGACGCGACCAGCACGTGGCGCAAACCGAACCATCTCATCGGCCTGGGCAAGGGCGATTTGGCGGCCCGCGTGGTCGTCCACTGGTATGCGGACGCGAAAGGCAACGTCAGCCAGACCCAGTCGCTCAGGGGCGTGGACGAGATAACGCAGGTCTACGACTACAGCAACGCCGAAACCGCCGAACTGAACCAGAAGACCTGTGAGAAACTACAGGATCTGCAGTCCGAGGGTGAGGTGAAGGTCACCGTGCATGAGGATTCGGGCATCGTGTTCGACGTTGGCGACACCGTGACCGCAAGGGATAATCTCACCGGCATCACCGTCAACGCGACTATCAGCAAGAAAATCGTCAAGGTCTCCGACGGCGTCCTAAGCGTCGATTACGGGGCCGAATAAACAGTAAGGAGCCGATTATGGCGCGTATCGACAATGCGACGGTCATGCAATGCGACCGGTGCGGGAAACACAAATGGTACAAGGACTTGGACGACCCGAATATCAAGACGTGGTACAACGTCAGCCGGTTGGACTCCACCGGCACGGGCCACGACTACCTGTTTTGCGATCAGGATTACGCGGACTATGTGAACAAGCTCAAGGACTTTGATAACAGCTTCGACAGTTGGATGCAGAACGGAGGCAAGCAGAATGGCTGAACTCGTCACCGGTCATGCGGGCAAGGCGCACGCGACAGCGGAGCAGGCGGCGGGATTGAACGCCGGCATTCTCGGCTTGGATGATTATGTCCTGAACGTGCACGACAAGCTCAAGATCACGGTCGTTTCGGCGAACAAGGTGACCATCGGCACGGGCGAGCTGGTCATGCAGGGCCGTCACGTCAGCCAAGGCACGCCCGAGGACCTGATCGTCACCAACGGGTCGCAGGGTCAGAAACGCAACGACCTCATCGTATGCCGCTATGCGAAGGGCTCGCAGAACATCGAGAGCGCGAAACTGGTCGTGGTCAGGGGCACGCCCACCACGGGCACGCCCACCGACCCCGCCGTGAACACCACCAGCCCGTTGGACGGGGGCACCACCTACGACATGCCCTTGTACCGCATCCCGCTGGACGGCATCACCATCGGCACACCAGTCGCATTGTTCAACGTGTTGAAGCCGATGAGCGACGTGTGGGATTCCCTAACCCCTGTCACGGGCCAAGTCAGGATGCCGTATTCCGATAGGCATATCACTCTGGTTCGCGTCGGCCGTATTGTCACCGCCTGCGCGTATATCACGCTGACAAGTAATTTCAATCAGGTCGGCAACGTGTCCGTCAACGAGACAATTCCGGAGGGTTTCAGACCGTCCGGCGATTCCCGCGCGGTCATGCGCGGCACCGACAACAGCGGTGCAATCAGTTTCTACCTTTACGGCACGCCGGAGGGGAAAATGGTGTTGAACGGCACCGGATATACCGGCCGATTCGTCGGTATATCCGGCTGTTGGATTACCGCGTAGCTTTCCCTAACCCAGACCGATGTCACGACCCTCATCAGTGGCAATTACGGCACCGTTAAGGGCTATAGGTCCGGGCCGATGGTGACGTTGCGAATCGACTGGAAGTCGTCGGCCTCCGGCTCCTGGAACAACGGCACGTTCGGCACTCTGCCCGAAGGATGGCGTCCCCCGATGGACCTGAACTTCTCCTACGGCGGACGCGACGGCGCGAACCAGAAGATCATCAACGTAAACGCGAACGGAACCATGACCTACACCAATCAGGGCGGCACGCAGGGCACGAACGCGTTCAGCATGACCGTCTCATACGCGCTATGACCCGTGGGGTCACTGCAAGACAGTGCAACCGCCTGAGCCAGTGTCCAGAAGCTATGCGGCGGGCATCGGGTCGGCGGTCCTCCATACGCCGGTGCATCCCGCGTACGCGCTGTTCGGATTGCCAAGCATCGTGACGGTGCCATTGGCATCGCCGTAACAGATGAATGTCGTTTCACCACCGAAAACGGCCACGGGCGTATTGACGATGACGGGTCGATACCCTTCGGGGAGCTTCTCCTGAGCCTTCGTGTAATTGTTCTGCCCGCTACTGTTGAATTTTACGTTGCCACCCATGAAACAGATATCACCGATGCGCGTAAGCAAAATGCTGTCGCTGCTGTAAGGTACTCGCCACGTCGTAGAACGCTGGGTTAGGGAAAACTATTGCCTGTTCCAGATTGCGATCCAGCTTCCGAATATCGCGACCCTCCCGCACCAGCGGTTGTCTTTGGTGTTCCACAGGCGGAAGCGTATCTGGTTTACGTCGCTGGTATCCCAACGTTGTGCGGTGTACTCGCCGGCCTGGGCGAAACCAGTGCCGAACGGCCCAATCGTGTAGGCCGCGTAATCGGCTTTCTTCCCGTTTGGGGATTGGACGTTGATGTAGAATGTGCCGTCATCATTCGTGGTGACGGTATGGCCTCCGCACAGAATATACGGCATTCGGGTTAGGGAATCCCGTTCAGGCTATTAGGGCTCGCTCCCAGAGGCGTTGCGCGTCTCGCAAAGCCGTGATGTCCGGTTTGAGGTAATATTTCGCGGTGGTTTTTATATCGCTGTGGCCGAGCATTTTCGACACGATGGCGATATCCGCTCCCGCCGCCAGAGTGTTCGTCGCCCATGAGTGGCGCAGGTTGCGTGCGGGCACATGCGGCAGATCATGCCGCTTGCAGTAGGCCTTGTATTGGCGTGCGGCTTGCGGCGGGGTGAGGGTGCCGATGAGTCGGCCCCCCTCGCGTGGCCTGAGCTCGCGCAATCGTTTGACCGCGAAGCGCGGCAACGGGAGCGTGCGGCGGGACAGTTCGGTTTTCGGCGGCACGACGGCCTCATGCCCGCTCACCCATTGCAGGCCGCGCTCCACGTGCAGGACACCTGAGCGCAGGTCAATATCCGACCATTCAAGCCCGTAGCCCTCTTCGGTGCGGAGTCCGCATGAGACGGCGCAGATAAGCCACGCCTCAAGCGGATGACCGTAGAAGCCCTGCAACAGTGCGCGCTGCTGACGGATGGTCAATATTTGCGGCTCGTAATGAGGTTTGGCCGGCAGTTGGATGTCGCGTCTGGTGATGTCCACGTCCAGCAGGTTCCAGCGGATAGCCTGCCTGAGTATCGCGCGCAATACGGCCCATGCCTTGCGTGCGGCTCCCGCAGTGTCGAAATTCGCAAGCCATTTGTCCACTAGCTCCACGCTTATCGCGTCCATACCCATGCCGCCGAAGCATGGCATGACATGCAGCCGCCACGCGGACTCGTAGCCCACGCGCGTGCTCTCACGCAGATTCCGCGTGCAATGCGGCCAAAACCGGTCGTTCCAAAACTCTCGTAACAGCATTTTCAACCTCCAAAACCCACACGCCCGTTGGCCTATCCAACGGGGACGAACGTGTGGGTTTTACCCACCGTAAAGGAGCTTTTCCATGTCTTTGCTCACTCACGTCGTCGATTGGCTCGTGCCTTTTATCTGTGGCGGCGTGGCCACGGTTTTGGGCCTGATGTGGCGATGGGGCAAAGCCATGGTCAACGGGCTGCGCGAGCTCCTGCTGTGCCAGTTGGAGGACCTGCGCCGGGAAATGGTCATCGAGCACGACGGAGTGGCGGACGAGGACCTCAAATCACGCTCCCAACGCCTCTACGACAGCTATCACAGCCTGGGCGGCAACGGCCACGGGACATCGCTCAACAATGACATCCAATCCGCGCCGATAGCGCCACGACAGTCCTGACCCACGACCGTGGGCCACAAACAATATCCATCCCAGAGAAAAGGGAAACATGGTCAACAATTTGAAACGTCATCCCAAGCCCTCGCTGCCGGACGAGCTTCGCCCGGACGTTGCACCGGAAACAATCATCGAATCCAATAAGGAGGAACAGTAATGACCCAAATCCATATTTCCATCAGGAAGCCGAAGACGGGCGGCTTGGACCCTGTGACCGGTACGCTGCGGTTCCGCCCGGTGCGTCGTCACTTCGACGCGGCGAAGAATCTTATTATCGCGGCCTCGTTCGACGCGAATCTGTCCGAAACGGGTGAGCTGACGGTTGACCTGCTGCCCACGACTAGCGCGTTTGTTTGGCAGGTCATCGAGTTGGCGGACACGCCGCAGGCGTACACGCGCTACGTCGAGGTGCCGGACTCCAAGACCAAGGTCGAATACGCGGACCTCGTGGAAGTGGACGCCGGCACGTTCGTCCCGAAGGATATGGCCGGCTCCCAACTGTTGAAGGTTCGCCACGCTTCCACCCAGTCGGAGGCGGAGACGCTTTCCGCACAATACCCGGACGAGCTGGTGTTCTTCGACGAAACCGCCACGACCGCGAAGGCCGCTGCGGCCTTGAGCACGCTGGAGTCCATCACGGCCGAAGCTCAAACGAACGCCATGCTGGCGAAGAGCGCCATGCTGAGCGCCCGGTCCTCCGCGGATTCCGCGACCGCCACCCAGTCCGACCTGAGCAGTCTCGCGTCGAACGCCAGTATGGCGGCGGCTTCCGTCGCCAACGATTCGCAGACCGTGGCCGACACCGCTTCCATGGTCGCGGCGAAGGGCGAGACGGCCATCGCCGCCAGCGATTCGACGGTGCGGGCGGTCAAGGACAAGGCCGAGAGCGCTTCCGCCGAACTGCCTTCCACCGGCACCACCGAAGGCACCACCGACACCGGCACCACCGAGGAAACCACGGAGGAACCCGGCAAGGACTCCACGCCAGCCAAGGCCAAGAAGGCCACCGTGAAGGAGGCCTGACCATGCCAGCCTTTTACGCCGGCAAACGTGTCGGCAAACCGTTGATGGGAGGCCACACGTACAACGCCATGTTCAATGGCAAGCTCGTGTGGCCCCTCGACAGGGACACGGTCGTCTCCATCAGGATCACGGATGATAAGGGCAAGCCGTTGCCCAAGTCTCTGGCCGTATCCGGCACCCTGAAACTGGGAGCGAAAGCCACGTATGCGGACGGTCATGTTGGCGATCTGCTCACCACAAATGACGTGACGTTCGCGAGCAGGGACACTTCCACCGCCACGGTTTCGGGCAACACGCTCACGTGGCGGCATGGCGGAACCATATTGGTGACGGCCACGGGTCAACGGGTTTTCACTTCCGCCGCCGTGTCCATCAGCGCGGCCTACGCGCCCGAGTCCATTCAGGGCCCGCTCGCACTGTTCGGCGACTCGCAGCTGATCGTGGACTCGGACACGAGCCTGACCAACGAT